GCTTGACAAAAATTGTCAGCATCAAATGAAAATTCAGCGTACTCTTTACCAGACTCAGACATATCAAGTCGATGTACGTGGATAATATCGTAATCTGTAGCAGGGGTCACACTACCATCAATGTAACTTGCAACAGTACCATCACCAATTGTAACATAACTGACACCATGGGTACGAAGAGGAACGCGAACGTAAGTCTCCCCAACACCAACGGTAGTCTTCAACATCTCACGATCCCAAGCACATACAGTTGTACTAGTATCGTCTGTAATACGGTACTGTCCAGCATTAACACCACTACGAGCAAACACAGTACACAAGTTAGCAACTGGAGTAAAGTCACAAGCATCAGTCGTAACGGTCAAACCGTTAGCATTACCGCTTGCACTTGTCAACTCTGTAATAGCAGTCCCAATTGCGTTGTTTCTGATAGGTGCGCGAATGACTGTAGTTTCACAGATCAATTGTACCTCTACCATAGCAAGGTTATTTCCTTTAGCCCATGGGCCTTCAACACCAACATACTCTGTAGCATCAGTCCTAACACCTGTAACCCCAGCATCAGTAATATACTCTGCATTGTATGTTGAACTCCAAAGAGGTGTTTTGCGATTAGTACCTACACAAATACCTAGTGGACGATCCTTATTAGTAGTATTAGAAGCTCCAGCAGCAACAGGACGAACGACAACACCTTCATCCAAAGCACTGAAATCAATACACACAAGACTACCAACATAAATCGTAGCTGAAGGTTTAATAGGCATCCATACCTTCTGTAAGCCTCCACCAACTACACTTAACATAATATTCTCCTTTCTTTTTAGTAATCACCACGCCAATTTCTACAGCCACAAAATGGGCAACCTGTACTAGCCCTAGCCCTTATGTTTTTCTTTGGCTCAATTGGCGAACCACTCGAATCAACCTTTAAGGCAACCTGAAAATGCTCTATGTCACCACCGATAACAGCGAGTCCAGCTACACCTGGAGTGCCACTAAAAGTGTCAACCGAGTAATTCTCATAAGATAACCCGTCACTACTGTCAGAATCTCCAAGCTCATCTCTTTCACGATCACAGATAAACCCACAGTTCCAACATTTAAAATATTGTCCATTTTCGTCAGCTTCACCAACACCAGAACCAGGAAGGGGGATCGTCCTACTATCCCTACGAAGCCTCCTTGTTTTAAAAAACCTGTTTCTGTTTCTGGTCATAATTATTTACCTAGTGCTCTTTGTACAAATTCTGCATCTAACCCAAGCTTATCAACGAAATCCTGTGCTGACTTGTCAAGTTTTTTCATCTTAACTGCTTTTGGGGCGGCACCTTTCCTTCCTGGTTTATCAATTTCTGGGGCAACATTACTACGTAATACTTTCTTTTTATTTCCAGTATGTGCTAGAGTATAATCCCTTTCAGCTTTCAAGAACGCCAACTCAGCATCAACCTTTGGGTCACCAGTTATAATTTTGTTATACTTCTCAAGTAAAACTTGTGTAATTTCATCATGAACAGTTTCATCCATGTTCATACCTTGACTCACAATTTCAGCAAGAAATCCTTTTTCATATGTAGCTTGCTTTTTTGTTTTACTATCACTATCTTCTCTTAATAGTTTAGGTAATAACGACTTTAAGGACTTCGCTGTTAAAGGTTCATCGTAGTCAAACTCATCTTCAACTTCTAATTCTTCTTCTTTACCTAGGCCTTCAACCTTATTAGAAAGCAATAAATCCAATTTCACATTAAGATCATTTAGTAAATCTTCTTGTGCTTTAACTTTCCTACCAAGTTTAGTTCTTTCAGCATTATCTTCTGGTTCTTCCTCAAGACCCTCTCTTTCTTCTTCTTCGTTAAGATTCTCATCAGTCTCTTCTTCAATATCCAGAGTCCCAGCTTCTTCGGCGGCCTTGTCTAAAGCTTCATTAGAGGTATCAACTTCTTCAACTACAACCTCCTCGTGATCTTCCAACGGGCTTGCGTCATCAACTTCAATCCCTTGTCCCATCTCTACTACCCCAAGTTAAATTTTTGCATACCATGGTTATAAGAATTAACCCTGTCTGCCCACTTATTAGCCAAGAATTTACAAAGCTTAAACGTTGCCCTGTCAAACTCATCAGCTTTATCATCAATAATCTTATTCAACTTTGACTCAGACATTCTTAAAATATCTTTAAGTAACTCTTGACCGACATCTGTAGCCAAAGCGTCAACGAATTTTTTTTTCTTACCAAGGTTTGAAAGTATATGTGCAGCCTTCCTCCCTTCTTTCCCTACAAAACTTTCAAACTGTTGTTGTTTTTGATTAGACATTATCGCCTTACACCTTGCTCAATACCACTTTGAGCTATACCTGTTTGGTTACTAGTTGGGACACCTTGCCCCTCTACCTGACCAGCGGCATCAATTGGTGGTTCTTGTGGATCAAGTAACTTACTTCCAAAATTACTAAACTCGTCACCCATAAAGGAGAAAATTTGTTGTAGTATATAATTCACTAATTGTATACCGTCTTTCCTTCCCTGTGCAAATTGGCTAACATAACCAAGTATCTGTGTCCATTGCTGAACCTTCATTGATTTGCTTTGCTCACTTTCTATAGACTGAGTAACTGGCTTATAGAAGTAATCAAGTGCTGGGTCGAAGTCTTGCATTTTGTCACCCATCAACTTAAAACCAGTTTCCTCTTGTGCAAATTGATACGTCATCTGTTGAATCATCCAATACATATCAAGTAAGAATGTATTCTCAAATGTAATACTTTTATAGTTTGTACGAATATCAGTCCTTGACTCAGCACCAGCCACAGCCGTTGCTGTTGTGCTTGAGTTAGCTGGTAAAGCTCCCATTGTTGTAGGGAAGATACTCATAGCTTGGTTTGACTTTCCAATTAAAAAAGAAAGTTGGCTTAAAGCACCAGAAGTATTGTCATTTATTGGAATCTCTTGAAGATCATCCATATTTTCAAGTTCAATAACGTGTTCTGGTTCAAAGTAAACAGAATCATTATCAACTAATGCACCAGCACGACCCTTAAATGTTGGCATTGTAGCAAGCATTACACGGTCATTACTGAGGTTGTACGTATCATCTATTGCTGTTTGTAGGTCACGACCATATCTGCCATCACCGATTCCACTATCGTCTGTCGGATGTACGTAGCAAAGTCCACGCAGTATCGGTCTATACAGTTGACCTTTAGCGTCCTGCCATGGACTTACATTGTGACTGATTAACACACTTGTCGAACCGCTTACAGCGAAAACAACTTCCATTTCAACAAGTTCAGCACCTTCAAGAATGTTACCATCGACATCATAGCCATAAGTTACCTTTGTTGGTGCATTTGACTCTTCATCTCTTTCCTGCACCTTCGCCCAAAATTTTCCAAAACGCCTTAAAATTTTATAATCAGATATGTTTGGCTTATAATTTTGCTCCATCCCTGGGTTTCTTTCTTTTAAGGATTCTATTTCTTTTAACTTGTCAGCTTCCATGCCCTCAAGTTTATCAAGGTTTATATATCCGAATCTTTTGGAATCAAGTTTTAAGTCTTCGAGATTTTTTAGACTCTCAATAATTATCCATTCTTTTTCCTGTATGGAGTACGCATACTCAGGACTTGTCCTTACACTTCGCGGATCAAGTATTTCGTAATTGAAATGATCTTTTATAATTACTTCAGCTTCGATATTTTTAGATAGTCCAAGTTCCTGTATATCTTGATCCCACCAAACTAAAGCGTAGACACTACCGTTTAAGTGGTTTATAAGTTTTGCCCTAACAAACTTTAAATAGTGATTTAATTCCTTCTGGTTTAATGTTCTATTTATTAATTCCTTAGCTGCGCTTGCACTTGCAATAGCCTCATCACTTTCATCCTGTAGGTAAGCTTCAACAAAATCACGGCTTTTAAAGTACTGGTCAACATCAATTGAACTTTGGGTTAACATTTGACTAGCAAATTCTGGGATACGGATATTACTCATCCAATCGTACTCTTTTTCATCCCTCTCAGAATTAATCAAGCCAACAAAGCTTTCAAATTCTAAAGCTCCAGACTCAGCAGAGTTTTCACTTCCACTATATTCATTGTTAACTATTTTATTAGCAATAATGTTTTCAATCCTACTCATACTTTATCCCCTAAAAATAGTTTTTTCTGTGAGTCTTTCTATATTTTTTATTTATCGTTGGTCTGAATGATGAATTTTTAAAGATTGCTTCCCAAACCATATTGAAATGGCTCCATCTTTGTTCAGGTTTATTCTTGGCTTCTTTGACTTGGATACTCTTTGAGTCAGCAAATTCTTCCCACCTCCATTGCCTCATACTCTTACCAGAAATCTTACAATTTGTCAAGACCCAAATTGTCGGAATGTGTTCTATTTTCCCATTCTTACCAATAACCTTGTTATTAAATGGAGTACCACACTTCTTCGCATTCTTTAACCTCTTACGAACCTCATCACGACCCTTCTCTCCTTTAGTATCCCACGTGTGCCAATAACCTTTCCTACCGAAACCAAGAAATGCTGTGTTGAAATCATCACGAACAGTTATACTTCTACCGAAATCAACACGTTTATGCGCCTCAGAAAGTGGGTCGATTAGGTTTATTCTAAACTTGTAATCGCCACATAGATCGTTCCAACGATCAGCAATCTCTTCTACTGTATACTTCTCTGGACTAGGATTAAACTCCATCCAAATAAAAGCCTCGTTCTCTGGGCTTATACTAATAGCTCCACATGCCCAAGGTGTTTGTGGATGATAATCAATACCTCTCGCATGTGTCCAGTGAAATGGTATTCCATCAGGGAACCACTCACTCTTTTTGATAAAATGCGTACCATACTCAAAATCTTTAAAGATCCTACCAGACACTTGTTTAAATAAACCGAAACGTCGAATAGCCAACGTGTCAGGATCGTCTATATTATCAAATAAAGCCTCAATATCATCCTTCTGTAAGGTAGGGTTATCATCTGTCGCAGCCTGAATAACAGCAATACTCTTTGTACTCTCAACTCTTTCAAATGCTCCGATCTTTTGGTTATCCGTTTCTAATAGGAACTTCCTGATTGCTGGGGTTCTTATATAGACACTAGCTTTCTCGTAGATTTCATCGTACATCCACGAGATATAGTTAGCGGGAGTAAGGGTTACAACCTCATCTCCACCCTCAGCAAGCAATCTTGGTATTTGCTCATTACGAAAATCAAGGCTAGGTTCCTCATCGTACCAAACACTTAACCTCTGTACACCAGCAGTAGCTTGTGTTGGCTGGTTATAACTTACAAACTCAACAATAATATCACCACGACCATGTGGATCTTCAATAACTAGATAATGGTCACGAAATGTTGTATCCTTCTTAATCATAAAAGCTGGTAGCCACTTCTTGAAGGCTGGATACTGAGTATTCTTAACCTCAACACTAGCATCATCACCTTTTGTACCACCACCTGGTAATGTCTGTGAACAGAAGCGGAAGACACGGCTATCTCTTTTGTGCTCAATAATCTCACCACCACAACAAGGACAAACATCAGGAAGATTGTTTATACCAAAAGTTCCAGTATCACCATAACACTCCTTGATTGGGTGTTGTTTCCTGTATTCTTGTCGTAGTTTCTCCTTCTCTGAACCCTCCTCCATATCCATAAATGAAACCCTACTAGAGCACTCAAAATATAGAACGTTCTTGACAGGTATCGGGTGTACACCAAGGATTCGCATCACATAACTAAACGCAACGCCAGCAGTCTTCCCAAACTGATTGCCTGTAAAAAGGGCAACTAAACGCTCATGTCTGTAGATAAACTTCTTAAAAGCCCAAGTCTGCTTAAAGCTCAAGAATCCGTCAAACTCATTAAGTTGTTCTATTTGATTTGGCCCAAGTTTCATTAGTCGTTTTCTATAAGTAAAAGTTCAAATTCGGCAGACACAGCAGACCCTGTTGTATTTGATGCTGCTGACATCCTGATATCACTCTTTTCTGGAATCTCGTCGTTTGCAATAAATGTACAACTTGAATCACTTGTTCCATCGGCAGATAAAGCAAAGACTCTCTTGATTTGCCACACACCAAATTCTGGTCTTACCCAAACCTGAATAGTAACCCGTGCGCTCTTCCTGTCAGCTAGGCTTGCTCTGCATGTTAAGCTGTAACCACTCTTTCCATTTGGAACAGTGTAGATAGCCATAAGGGTTTGGTTGAAGCCATTATCAATGTGCGCCCTAACTTTACTATCTGTATCTGGCACACCAGCAGTAACAGTATCATCCTCATATATGTACAACTCACCAGCGATATCGGTTGACCCTGAGTTCATAACACGAAACATTCTCCACCATGTTTCACCACCAGCAAGTGGGTTTATAATCTTCTTTTTTGTTTGACCATTAATAGACATTGTGAAACTTTGTTCTTTCTTGTCAGCACCTAAACCAAAAAATGTAATAGGTTGAGTATCACCAGCGTTACTAGATGATACATAATAGTCAACAGGAGTTGTACCTGTAAACGTATATATACCACCAAAGTCCCATACATCTTCAAATACATCAACTACACTAAGGTCTGGATTTAATCCAAACTTACGCAAAGCTGTATGTCTATCAATATCGCCACGGGCCACTTGTGCATAGAACGGCCCTTGATTTATACTTGATCTAGGCATATTCTACACGTACACAAGAACTTCACCAGTTGTAACTGTCTGGTCGGCTGTTAATAGTTGTAAACCATGACAAGCAAAAGCCTTTGGAAAGTCTACAGTAACGTCCTGATTTGTAGCATAAGCCACGATTTTAGCCACAATGTTACCGCTTGCGTCCTTTAGAACAACCACATCATTTGCTGTTGGTTCAGTAAATAAAACCTTATGGATATGAACACTTGTCTTGCTGTGTCCAAATGCCACGTTAGCTATATCAACATTCGCACTGAAAGTATCCAGTACAATAGGGTTCCCTTTATAAGCGTTAGCCATTTCACATCCTCTCTATTTTTTTACTATGGGTATCGTAATACATTTCTATACTCTGTCCGTTCTCCCTTGCTATTGTATCAAGTTTAAAAACAACCTCCTCTATGCTTTCTTCAAATATTAAACACCTCAAAACGTCATCAATCGAAATCTCATCAATAATTTTTACAATCATTTCTGTGAGTTTATTCATTATCTTTGATCCCACATAGCCCTACCCGTTTCACGAACATCAAGGTGTATCCATGTTGGATAGACACCAATGCCGCCATTTCTAAAAACGTCAACACCTAGAGCTAACCTCACTAATTCACCAATCGAATCAGCCTTACACATGATATCAGCAGCCATACCTAGTGTATGTAAGCTGTCCATTACCCCACCAACGTCAGTATTATGTTTCTTACATCGGAAACCACTTAACACAATTAGTGGTGATAAGCAAATATCTCTTATAAACTGAAGCCCATCAATCAATGCAGGATGAACAGGAGCTGAATGACAGCAACAATTGTCACCCTTGCAACTAAATTCACTACGGTTAAAGTTCTTACTTAAATCACCCATCAATCATCCTCCTCGATTTCAGCTTCCTCAATGTTATCCTCATCTTCTGAAAACATATTACCAAAAGCCTTTAAGACCTCTGGGCAAAGAACCTGCTTTCTGTTGTCTTCATAAATGTTCTGAATAAACATTGAAAGATTCTGACTAGGAAAAACACCAAGAGCTTTTAACATATCACTCTTCTGTTTATAAGCACCATTTAAAAAGGCAATGGCATCTTTCGGGTCAGTTATTAGTGTTGGGCAAAGCAATGTTTTTTTGCCATCTTCACCTTCTTCATACTGTGGGTTTGATATCCAATCCAATAGCTTCTTACTAATGTCAACATTTTTCTCAAACTGGTTAACAATCTCTGGTAAAGAGGATAGTAATTTAGTCGTCTCCTTTTCGATTATCTTTCTATTTTCTTCCTTTCTCACAACACGAGAAACACCTGTCTGCCCAAGGCCAACCTTCTTGGCTATCTCGGCCTGTGGTTTTCCTTGAGCAGCAAGCTTACAAATAACAAGATCTCTTTTCTTTTTGTTCTCCATAGCAACCCCTACAATCCATACACAACATCAAATTGCTTAAAGTTGCGAGAGTCAGAATAGGACAGTTCAATAAGGTCAGTTGGTTTAATCTTCTCAGATTTTGGGTTACATAAATACTCAGCTCTATTCCACAATACAAGATCCCAAACAACACCAGCCTGACAACCATTCTTAAACATCCACGATAGCGGTATAGAGTTTAAACCCACATTACCATTACCACCACCAATATCACTGTGGTATCCACTAAACCAAACTTCTTTAGCACCAGTAAGTCTTGTTAAGGGAAAGCACTCTCTCTGCTCATCAAGTGACATTGCATGATACATATATTTAACATTTGTTGGGCAACCTAAATCGTAACCAATATTAATATCATTACCAGCTAAACCGAAGGAAGCAACAACATCATATACCATTAAACATCTAACCTTGTACCCAAGCTCACCAACCTTGTTACAGAAGTCAACAGCTAAAGCAGCACCTCTTGAAAAACCAACCACATCAATAATATCAGGATCATTCTTTACAACATATTTAATAGTATTCTTAACCCTACCTCTACCACCAAAACCACATAAACCACCTAACAGTTTATCTAACCAACCACCAGTACCAACTCCATCTTGGTAGTAAACATCACCAATATAAGCCTCAACCATCTTCGTTACGTTGGTATCAAAGTCATTGTCGTCTTCGTCTTTATTCCCTGTTCCATTGAATGCCACCAAAACGTTCTTCATGTTTCACTCCCTAAATACTTGTTATCATTATATATACCTTTCTTCACTACGTAAATACCAAATGTGTTACCCTTCTCAGTTGTTTACTATAAGCACTATCTAGCACATTGTCAAGGTATTTGTTCGTAGTAATGTGGGTATGTCTGTCTGTCCGTGTGAGTATGTGGGTGTGTTTGTGTATGTTATCATATATATATCTAGAATCCCCAATATTCCAAATCCGGTTACCCTCCCACCCTCGCACCATGTTGATTGGAACCACAATGACCATATATAATGATACAAACACTACAGATTGTTCCATGCACCATATATAATGATACATCATATCTGCTCAAAATATTCACTGGTGATGGTATGTACACAAATGGTATGGGTATTGTACACTGAATGTACATTGATAGAAGTATGTAACATGTGTGTGATATTGTATGCAACATGATTATACTTTCTCCCTAATCACCACAGATTAGTCCAATCACTTGCCACACATGGTAGATCTAAGCGACAATATACAATAGTAATACACTTCAAACCATTGGTAAGCATGATAGATATAGAGGTTGATACTTAACCTATATGTATATAAACTTGATCCAAACATTAACATATAAGTATAGATATCGTATATAACCTATATAATCATATCATTAACCTACTCCATTCGTATGAGAATAATCATTGATAATGACAAATATATCCTAACAAACTAAATAACATTGGAGTATTGAATAACAATGGTAGATCAATAGTATACACGTAAGTATAGGTAATCCTTAATAATGACCTTACATGGTAATAACTACTATATAGATATGTAATGATAATAGATAGTTACAAAAATATGTAATGATATCAATATGTAGACAAAAAATGAGTTAAGTGGCTGAATATATTGTAATTGGTAAAAATGTATACAAAAGTGTAGACATATATATACATAAAAAAAATAATAATAATTACTATATTTAATAAGAGAATAAGAAGACACAGAAACAACAACATACACCTACTTATGTCTACACTTTTAAAATGTCTACACTTTTCAATTTGCTTAAATATATAGATTTAGGTCGTTATTAGAGTTAGGCAAGACTAATTTGTATACATTGGTGATATCATTGAACATAGTTATATAGTATTGATATTGTTGATGAATATAATATAATGAAATAACTAGTTGACTTTAAATACTCAAATGTTTATTTTTAAATCATACCACACGAATGGCAAAACAACCCAGGGGGTGGTACTATGATACGAGGTAGAGAAAGACTACCAAAGTATAACAGTTACGATAGATGGTCAAGGGGTTTCTCAGTTCGTTCGAGTCGAACAGTCGTAACTTTTAATTAACCCAAACCCGAAAGGAGGTTACACGATGAAAGACGACATTGAATCATTCTTAGACCTCCTTAGAGAAGATATTACAACCATTAATATATGGAGACACATACAAATCATAGAGGACGAATTGGGGGTTTACATGGATAGAGACAAGGTTGACAATCCTTTGACCTACTATAGATTATTAAAGAGACATGACCACAAGAAGATTAAAGCATAGAGGTGACACAATGAACTCAATTAAACGAATCACAACAGGCGTATCTATCGGTAGTCTCTTATTAACCTTAATCGTTATCTGTCTATAGGTGAGAGTTATGGGAACATGCAACGACTGTACACACTGTGATAAAAATGTAGAACTTGCTGGAGAGATGTATGACCTATGCTGGTATAGTACAAACTGTGAACACGTTAAAAACCTTAATAATACGTGTTTCGGTTGGAGTCCTGTGATTGATCCAGTACCTCGTAAAACTAGGCCACTCTCAAGAGGTGTTGGATGTTTAAAGGTTAGATATTAAAAAAACAAACTATAGGAGGTTGTACACATGCACACAATTAAAATACACAAGGAACAAGTGAACAACAGCGTAAAAAAAGAAATAATACTTGCCTGTATCAGAAGTCCTAAGATACTAGTGGTGGATAGAAAAACCTTTTTACTATTCCATACTGGCAACCACTATATCGTTAACTTTTTAAAAACTATGCTCAAGGGGTGATACCATGTACACAAGAAAAGATTATATGGATAAGAAATGTACACACAGTCAATACTATGCTCAATTTGTTAACGAAACCACACTGTCAAGGGTTGAAAGGATTATTGGTAAACAAAATATCCTTGCGAGTAAGTGCGAACACTTTAATGATTGTAAGACATTAAGTGTCTGGGATCTAGCAGGACAAGGACTTGTATCAAGTGCAAAGTTTCGCCAATACGGTGATGGTTTAACCCTTTGCGGTCTTGTTTGTGTGGCAAAAGAAGCAGCACGACAAATTAGGGAGGCTGGACAATGAAACCGTCAGAACTAAAATCAAACGTTATGAACACAGGAAGCCACTACTTTGATTACCCCACAATGCAATTCTTTGGTGATACCATGGCAAACTATGGCTGTAAGACAGCTAAACACAATGGGGTTGAATGTTGGGAACTATATAGGAAACAACCTGTTAAACATGGGTTATCCAACTCCTCATTCTTCAGTAAAGAGACGTTTAAAAACATATCATAAGGTGATAACCATGGAAAGTGAATTGACAGCATTCAAAATAACAAAAGACAATGGCGAAACATACAACACTTCAATGGCTAAAGGGGTAACACTTAAACAGGTAATGGATTATTTCACTAGTAACACCTTCACCGATGAGATTAACGGCAAAGAAATACAGTGGACAGCTACCAAAATTGAACAGTTGGCCTAGCTTTTATCTTTACTAGTGGTTATCTTTTAGGTAGCTACTGGTAAACATAAAAACCAAGAGGTGGTACAATGAAAGTAACAGAAAATGACAATGGAACATTCAAGCTCCAATCCGAAACCAAGGTAGAAAGTCAGGTGATAAATATATTATGGGAAATGTCACAGCTTGCCTTCCAAGTTGGCGCAATGACAGAAGACGACATTAACAACGGTGGTTGTATGGTTAAAGATGGTTATTTCTTGAATTACTGCACCATACCAAGTATGGAATGGGTTGAGGGATTATTGAAAGAGTGTGAAATGCAATGAGAATCCAAGAGAAATTTGATACACTTATTTGTATCTTGTTAATTGCGTTCTTAGGGCTTATCACACTTGCACATGTTAGCAATACGTGGCAACCTACTAAAGTCCTCACGGTGGAAGAATACAGCCTAGAATCATTAGAAGATTTAAGTATGAGGGGTTACTAATATGAAACACTGGAAACAACCACTAGAAAAGAATTGGTACTCAATCATTATTGACGGGAAACGTATCAGCACGTTAGAAGACTCTCCAAAGGTACAAAAGGAGATTAAACGGATCAATAAACTCATTGGTATTGAGATTGTAATAGCGAGTAATAAGGATCTAGCAAACGTAAACGCTAAAACGGTGATACCAAAGAGGATTATAGATAAAATGGCCCAAATGTGTAAAACTAAACAAAATAGATTTAACTAAGGAGGTTGTAGTATGGCATGGCAAGACGTTGTACAAAAGGAAATACACTGGACACAAAACAAAAAACTGAAACATGGAGGTATGGTCATTCCTTATCATTATCTATGGTTTAACGGTCAAAGATTGAGCGACAGACAGACAAATATCTATAACGCTCTATCTTTTGATGTTGATAACTGTATTAGCTACCATGGCGAAGATACCCAGAGGGTTATGGATACCAAGGATGTTCGTGCCAGGTTCTTACATAACTGCTTTAAAGTTAACGAGGTAACAAAATGAAAGACCAAGGGTATTACATTGATATGTATCTTGAATATCTCAACAACTATTTAACCGTTGAACAATTCGCGATAGATCAGGGTATGACCCACAGTGATGCAAAGGTAGTTATTGAGTTGGGTCGTCTTGCCAATGAAGAAATAGCCACAATAAATAGCGTAAAAAGGAGCTAAAACCATGTTTATAAAACTCACAACATTAAACCACACTAGAGTATTTTACAACGTCAACCTGATACAGAGCATCGAAAAGGTTAAAGTAACAGGAAAGACAATAACGAAAATAACCGTTAATGGTGATCCAAAACTGGTAATTGAAAAACCAGAGGATATTTTCTTAAAAATAAGCAAACAACAAGTGCGAGTACTGTGATTAACTTTTGATAAGTGGGGATATGAAGTCCCCATTTATGAGTAGTTAAACTAAACAAAGGTGACGCCATGAAAAGACCTATTGTTGTAAATTGGTGGGTGAAAAAAAATAGTAACACTATTGAAAAAACAAACTCAAAAGGGATGTCATATCAAATATATCAACTACTACATGGTGAGCTTAAAGGCAAAACAATAGAGTGCAATAGTGTTGGTGTCCAGTTAAAAAAGAGTTGACACTTCGCTTACGATGCTTACTTTATATAGGAAAGGTTATGGGTAAAATAATACAAGCTGATTTCTCAAAACGAGCCAAAGATATTAGACACATGCAAAAAATGAGAGAGGGAAGCAAAAAAGAAGAAAGAGAACAGGAACGGATAAACAGAGCTGTCAATAAAAAAAGGTGACAAGATGAAAGTATCATACAAAATAAAACACCACGGATTATATGAGTTCAGGCCTATGGAAATTGATCTAGCTCAAATTGTTAGGGTGGAGGATTGCGCCTTGCCCTATAGTGGATGTGGTTTTACTAAAGAGGATATCCAAACCATCGTTATAGATAAACAACAAACAGCGAGGGATTTACTCAGACATGAATAATATAGACAAACAAACAGACAAAGACGTGCTGGGTTGGATTTATTGTAGGTTACGTAATACACACAATAACCACCCAAATAACAGTTTTATGGTTAGATTGAGAAAGATAATAGATAGACAGTTGTTGAATGATGTTGATATTGAGAAACTAATAAAACTATCCGTTATAGACACTAAGCTCTGTAATAAATTAAAGAGTATAAGGTTTAATAGGTAAACAAAATGGATACGATAAATAAGCATAAAATAACACTATTTCTAAATAAAAGAAACATATTAACACTTACTTTTAATGGTAACAAAGTAGCAACAAAGATAAATAAAAGTGGATCAATCAAGCTAGAAAGTCCAACAAAAACAAGAGATGAAATTGACTTCATCAACGATTTATTGTTACTATCAGGCAACACAAAGATGTTAACATATATTAGTGGAAATATATTTATAGTAGATAGACTAAAGTGTTACAGTAAGTTGTGGCGAAACTTTATGGTTATAAGAAGAATACCTATCTTCAAAAACGTAGCCAGTGTAAAAAAACAAAACTGGTTTATAAAAGGGGTATCATTATGAAAGATTCAAAACTAGTCGAAACATTGTTGGCTGTAAAAAAAGAATATGATGAAGGCTTAATTACGAGTGAGGAAGAAATGGATACTATCGTAATGGATCTTATTGATATTGACACACAGATTGAGATTGATAAGCTTGGTGATTTTGATGAGTAAAAAGAGCCTCAATATCTCTTTTAGAATAAACATTAAGACCATGGCTATTATTTGTAGGTACTTTGAAGCAACTAAGGCCAATGGTGAGTCTTTAAATATTGTTGCACGTAAAGGTATAGAGGAGTTTGGAAACCTTTTAGAATCCAAATATGGGGTTATTGGAACAAGTACTGAATGCTTTGAGTTACTCCGTGATTCTGGGTTTATTGATCCTAAGAAAATAAATACTGGGTTAATCAAGGAGCTTGGTTTGGAGAGTTTGCACGATAAAAGTTTTTCAATAGAGAAACAAGATGAATTATCCAGTGTAATGGATATCTTGAAAGATATAAAGAAAAATGGTTGACAAA